GTGCGGTCCTGGAAGCGGATTAGGACGGCGCGATCCTGGAAGTGGATCAGGACGATGTTGCCAAGGTCCTGGTGGCGGCCCGACGAACAAGGCCAGATGCCGTCGATCAAGATCGTCTCATGGCAGTCGAAGTCATCGAGGAAGAACTGATACTCGGCGACTGAGAGCTGGGTGACCTCCATCAGACTGCCTCGTCAGCGTCCGCCGCAGCGCGGCACTCAGCAACCTTGTTCAGGTCATCCTGGAGGTTGTCAGTGATGCGGCTGACGTGGTTCTGCCAATCGGCAACGAGCTGATGGCGAACCTGAGAAAGCCAATCCGCCTCAGCGGCCTCAGTCTCAGCAATGAAGTCAGAAGGCTGTTTCAAGTCTACCTGATTCATGAATCTCTTTCTCCCTATCTGTTCAAATCCACTCGGTTGGGCACGGACGAACCATCCCGGCCTCCAAAAGAGGTCGAGACGGTCCCGCGCCCGCCCGATCACGCCGCGAGGCGCCTCGTTCTGGGCAATGACTTGGCAGGCTTGCCAAACCATCCTGACCCCTACTTACGCGACTAGTGCCCGTCGCGCTTACCACCCTCGGATCATTCAGGACCGGGTCGCTGCCTTTGGTAAGTCCCGTGGGTAAGCAGCTAAGATACCCTCTCGACGCCACCGTTGTTGACCGTCCGCCGATAGGTTACTTTCAGATATGACCATGTGGCTTGCCGCTTCGATGGTCGTTTCAGGCCTATATTATATCGGCCCCGATCAACCGGCGCACCCGCTTCCGGTGATTTATTTTTGAGACAAACGGGCGGGTGAACGCCAAGCCCCGGACTGACGGCGTATCGGCTGGATGCGGCTCTATGCCTGGACTTGAGTGATTATATAGGACATTTCCGAGACTAATGAGTAAAACTAAAGCACATAACAGTATTAACTTGTCTCGGCTTTTCTAAATAAAGCGAAACACTCCAGACATAATAATAAAACTTGGCATGAATGGGTTAAGTAAATGCAAGGGTGTTTCAAATTAGTTCCGGGGGTTTTATGGACCAGGCTGCACGGATTGGTTATTTAGATAAGACTTCCCTTATATATTGAGGCGATGCTCGCGCGCCACCTCAACGGGTGACGCATCTGCCAACTTCCCCTTGCTTACAGACCGAAATGACCCTCTTGCATGATCTTGGGGAGGGGTGTTACGTTCGCTTAGACGTTCATTGAAGCAAGCGTCACAGAAAGGCGTGGGACCAGATGACCACCACTCACAGCGGCAAGTTCGTCTCCTACCTGCGCGTCTCGACGGCGCAGCAAGGCCGCAGCGGCCTTGGCCTGGAAGCGCAACGCAAGGCGGTGATGGACTACCTGAACGGCGGCCGGTGGAAGCTCGTCGCCGAGTTCGTGGAGGTGGAAAGTGGCAAGCACAATGACCGGCCGCAGCTTGTCGCCGCGCTCGCAGCCTGCCGCCTGCACGGTGCTCGGTTAGTAATCGCCAAACTTGATCGGCTCTCACGCAACGCCGCGTTCCTTCTGAACCTCCGCGATGCCGGGGTGAAGTTCGTCGCCGCCGACATGCCCGACGCCAACGAGATGACCATTGGCATCATGGCGGTGGTGGCGGAGGCAGAGCGCAAGATGATCTCCACCCGCACGAAGGCTGCGCTCGCCGCTGCGAAGGCTCGCGGTCAGAAGCTCGGCAATCCCGACAACCTGTCCAACCGGAAGCTAGGCACCGAACGGGGCAACGCGATGAAGGCAGAGCGTGCTGAAGCCCGTGCCGAAGACCTGGCTCCCCTCATCGTCGATCTACGAGCCTCCGGCGCCGCTTCCCTCCGCGATCTGGCGGCCGGGCTGAATGAGCGCGGCATCCCGACCGCGCGCGGTGGTGAATGGTCGGCGGTGCAGGTGTCGCGCGTGCTGGCCCGGATCGGGCAGTGAGCGGGAGGAGGACCAGTGCGCGGGGTGGTGGATGCCCAGCGCCCGCCGCGCCGGCTCCAGTGGCCACGGGAGACGGGACGGCCCTAGCCGGGGTGGTGGAGGGCATGGCACATCTAGGGCCTCGACCTCTGAGGCTACTCCTCGCGCATGTCCACGCTTCATCTGGTGCCTGAAGACCTACGCACCCTCTACCGCGTCAAGGAATGGCGAAACGCGGCCGGGGTGCTGGCGACAGCCTGCCCGGACGAATGGGCTGAGATTATCGAGGTGCTGCGCGCCTTCCGCCTGTTACGGTCGGAGGTGGCAGCGGCGGGCAAGAACCGCTCCCCCATCTCCCGCCGCTTAGACGGTGCGCTCTATGGCAAGGGATGGGTGGAGAAGGAGTTCAAGACATCGGTTGTGATTGACGGGGTGGAGTATGCCAGCCCGACGCATGCGGTTGACTGCTTCAAAGGGCGTGTCGCGCTGGAGATCGAGTGGAACAACAAAGACCCCTTCTTTGACCGCGACTTGAACAACTTCCGCCTACTCTTCGATCTCCGCGCCATTGATGTGGGGGTGATCGTGACCCGCGCCACGGAGCTACAGGGCATCTTTGACGGGCTGGGGAAGGGGAAGAGCTACGGCAACTCGACCACGCATCACACGAAGCTCTGGCCTCGCCTCGACGGTGGAGGCGGTGGCGGATGTCCCGTCCTCACCTTCGCCATCATGCCATCCCTCTACGTAGACGATGGACCGGCCGCCGCTGCGGCAGCGGTCGCAGCTGTCGCAGCATCAGGCGAGGGCGAGGAAGGCGGGGAAGAGGAAGCCTAGTCGGCACCTACTGGGCAGGCCGCCGCGCGACGCTTCACGCGCTCGGCCGCTGAGTTGTGTGCGTAGGTGGCCCATGTCGGTTCATAGTCCTCGGCCTGGTTGCCCCACGTCACCCATCCGGGCCGTGAGCCTCGGCCGAAAAGCTCGATGTGTGGTCCGGGGCTGCATGTCTCGATGATGTCGTATTGCTCATCGGGCTTGCGCGAGTGCTCGCGCTTGCGGGTGGCGAGGAAGTTTACTTGCCGCCGACCGGGCGCGAGTGTGCGGGCGTTCTTGCCCCGCACGCCGAAGAGGAGGAGTTCGGTCACGTTGCGGAAGTAGAAGCCGACGCCGCGCCCATCGGGGCCACCGTCCTTGCGCACCTTCTCCCACACGATGTTGGATTTGTATTGGAAGCCCCACGCCGACATGACGCGCAGCCCATCGGGCAGCAGGGCATTGGGAACCCAAAGATAGAGATGCGAAGTAGGTGCGGCCAACTCCGCCACCGGCAAGGCTGCGATCTCCTCCATGTCCATCGTGCCGTAGCGGGACAGGCGCTTATGCTCCGGGGCCATCTTCCCGGTGCGGTTCACGAACCGCCATGCAGGATCGGCAAGGATGGTGCGGAACCGCTGACCAGCGGCGACGGCGCGTAGATCTGCGGCTGGATCGGGACGTGTGGGGTTGCCGTCCATGTCGCTACACCTCTGCTCCCGAACCCTTTGCATGCTCACGCTCGTAGAACCGCCAAACCTCAACAAAGAGTTCGTGGGGTTCCATGCCACGCATGGCTGCATGTGCCTTGAACCGCCGCTTCACCGGGACCGGGATACGGACCTGAAGAGGCTCTTTGCCGGCCGCCGCCTCCGCCTCCTCAGGCGTGGGCGGGAGCGGCAAGTGAGGCTGTTCGCTGGCAGGACTCATGCGCGCATGACTGCATGCAAGCCTGCGCGCTGTCAACGCTAGCCTTCAGCGGCGCCGGTGGAGGAAAGCCCGAAGGGCACGGGCAAAGGGACCGCCGGCCTCCCATGCAACAAGCGCGGCTTGGTTCTCCTCCGCTTTCCGCTGAGCCTCCGCCCGCTCGGCCTGGGCCTTGTCCCGCTCTGCCTCAGCCGCCGCCGCCCATTGGTCTGCACGGTCCCGCTGGGCCTCAGTTCGCCCCACCCGCTCCCGTAGCTCGGCGATCTCCTCCCCTCGCCTCTCGGCCAGCTCTCGCGCTTCCCGCAGCGCTGCCGCCTCGCGCTCCTCCAGCCGGGCGAGGAAGGTGGTCAGCAGTTCGGCGAAAGGAGCTTCAGAACGGGGTTCAGGTGGAGGGTGTGGCTCCCGTTGAACGGGGTTCGCGGCATCCCATGCCTCGCGCGGCACTTGAACGCGAGCGGGGTCGCGGGGGTGGTTGCCGGGTTCGGTAAACCATCCCGCCCGGCGGGCCTTTAAGCGGCCGGCATCTGGGCCGCTGGTCAGGCCGAAGTGCTGGGCAATCTCGCGATAGGTGGCAATGACCACATCGCCTGAACCCCTTTCAGGACCCATCGAACCCCTCCCGTTCGAGCGGGGTTAGGCTGCCAATCCTGAAGGGGGTTCGCAACATGGTTGAACCCCTTCCCTGCGAACCCGGCTCAACGGTGGTGGCGCTACAGGTGTAGGCGCCGCGCCGTGCAACGGGTTGCACGGTTGCCGGCTTAGTCGCCCAAGCCGGTGAGGATCCGTCGGGACGGGTTAACCACCCTCTCCGTCACGCCTTCACGGCGGGCCTTCCGGCCTATCCGGGACCGCTGAAGCTCGGCCTCGGCCGCCTCACGGTCGGCGCCCCGCTTGGGGCTGAACCAGACCTCTAGGCGTTCCACGATCCGCCCCCGCCGGGACAGGATGCGCCAATCCAGGGTGAAGGGGGCGATATGGTCCAACTCGGCCTTGGCGGTCTCCAGGGTCTTCCGACGAAGGTCTGTCCAGTCCCGGTAAGCCCCATCGGGGACGCGGAGGAGGGCACGTAGCTCGTCCTTCGTGCCTTCCCAGCGGGGATGCCGCCGGCTGACGTAGAGGCGCCCCAGCTCGTAAAGGCGGAGGCTGTAGGAGCTTTGCAGGGGCAGCACCACGTCAAGCTGAAGGTCGGCGTAGACCTCGGACGTGCGCAGCAGCTCCCGCATCGGGCCGGAGAAGCGCCACCGCACGATGGCCCTCGCATCGTCCGTCAGCTCGGTCTCGGTCTCGGCGACGATGGGAGCCTCCCAGACTGCACCCGCGCCGCGAAGTGACTTCCGGCGCATCCGAAGCTGAACGATGCGCAGTTCGTCCAGCATCCTCCCCAGCCGGTCGTTGGACTGATGAGCGCGGCGCAGCTCGGCCTTGCTGATCTCATGCCATTGGTCCTGCCACGCATCGGCGCCGGCCGCCCGAATCATCAGCAGCAGGGCCTTGTGTGCGTTCAGGGACAGGCCCTCGCCCCGGACGATGACCGCTTCCACCAACTCGCGCGGCTCCACCACGCCTTCGCCTTGCCCGACCTCATGCGGGCGCCGGGCAGCGGCACGCATCGTCCGCCCCAGCTCGCGCTTTTCGGCAGGAGCATCGGCAGGGATCGCGGGAGGCTTGGACGGGCGCGGCATGGGTGGAACATACCATCCCGACCCGACTTTTCGGAAGTGCGGTCGGGTCGCGCCCGATTCGTCGGGATGGGCGGCAGGAAAGCAGGCTGTGCAACGGGTTGCACCTACATCTGTGGCCCCCTCCGGCCAACTCGCGGGCGAGCTGTGGATTAGTGCCCGACCCGACTTCAAACTTTCAAGGTCGGGTCGCGCCCAATCGGTCGGGATGGGGAGGGTTATCCCTGCCCAAAAAGTCGGGTGGACCAGCCCAAAAAGTCGGGATCATGTGGCATAAGCTTTTGAAAATAAAGCGTTTTTATGAGAGGAACATAGAACATCAAAAAAGAACATGGAGGCCCGCCGTCTGCGCACGCCTTCCCAGGCCGTGGATAACTCCTGTCCGGGATCGCGCGCTTTCTCTACCGCATTGCTCGTCGCCAGGGCGGTAAGCAAGCCAGGCACACCAAGCTACCCTGGAAGGATCAAGCTGCGGCAACGTGAGCTTTGCTCAGGAGGAAGGCTGGCATTCCGGCGAGGCCACCGGGACCAGCATCAAGCTGGCAACGGCCACCAGCGCCCTGGGAGCGTCCTACAGGGCGGTCAGGGCGTCGGCGAGCAAGAGGCCCTATGCTCAGCGACGCTGAAGCCGCTGTAGGCCATCTCGAACCCGGCTTGGATGAGGGGAGAGGGACACGGCTTCCCACCGTGAAGGGATGACAGGCTAAGCCCGGTCAACTCTGCCAGCGTGTGCCCTCTGGGGATGCCTCTAGTCAGACGTTCCCATTGGCACCGCACCAACGGGGCGGAGAATGCCTCACAAAACAGGAAAACGCAAGATATTGCATATCCGGTATGGACGTTGATGGCTTCCAAGGTGAACTAGCATCACCAGGACCGACATTGCACGGGCAATGGCCACCAGCGCCCTGTGAGCGTCCTACAGGGCGGTCAGGACGCTGGCGGGTGAAAGGGGATACTCACACCTGCCAAGGGCGCTGGTGGCCATCCTGGAGGGCTTTGTCCGTCGGGGCGCATCGCGCTGCGTCAGAGGCAGCGGAAGCGCATCTGGGCGAAGTTATACGGGTAGCTGTCGCGCTTGAAGCGGAGCAATTCCGCCGGGCCTTTGCAGATCTCCTGCGCCCGCTGCGTGCCGGCGGCGCTGATGTAGTGCATCGCCTCGTCGCTGACGCCGAACGGATTGCCGAGGCGCATGGTGCCCTCCATATCGACCACCCGCTCACCGGAGGGCATGGTGTAGAGGTCGGGCTGGAATATCTTGACTTGGCGGCCCTCGATCGTGGTGAAGCCGGTGTTGCAGCCGGCTAGCAGCGCGAGGCCCAGCAGGGCGATGGGGCGGATCATCCTCAGGCGCCCGCGACCGCGGTGCGGTCCTGGAAGCGGATTAGGACGGCGCGATCCTGGAAGTGGATCAGGACGATGTTGCCAAGGTCCTGGTGGCGGCCCGACGAACAAGGCCAGATGCCGTCGATCAAGATCGTCTCATGGCAGT